CAAACACATATACAAACAAAACTCAACCAATCGTAACAGTCACCTGTGCGAAGAACGTGAACGCGATCGCGTCGGTCCTTCCAGCCGCCAAAGCCATGTGCGGGTTGGCAAAGAGGAGAATCGGCTCAATCTTCTCGTTCATTTCGAAGATCTTGCCGTTCGTCGGTACGAAACTCTTAGTGATGGTTTGCGTTGACGCGGAACCCATCACCGGAATTGCTTCCAGACCGTTTACCTTTGATGCCGTCGTCTTTGTCCACGCTCCGGTGCCCTTCTTCTTTTCCACGTAGCCACTCGGGACTAAGCCGCAGAGTGCTGGGCCTCCGTGCCTGATATGGTCTCCTTGGTGCGCCGTGATCACGACGTCGACCTTCGTAATCGTCACTGTCGCGTTGAACATCAGGAGTTCGACGAACTCCGAAACTCCCGAAAACTTGATTGTCTTCATTGCGTCGCCAGCGTACAAGGTCGTTACCTCGCTTGTCAGTACAGTAGTCAACATATTTCTTCGTGCGGATCTTCAATTTCAAACTGTCGCAAGGAGTACTTGTTATTGCTATAGCATGATCGAAGAAAACGTGCATCCCGTTGACCGGTAAAACCTTCGACACATCGTAGACACAGTCGTAGAAAGTGACTTGACCCTTGAAATTTCTACCCCTTTCGAGTTTCGAACTGATGAACGATCTCAACTTCCTATAGTCGTGCAGATCGTGGGTATAGTACTCCTCCTTGGTGATGTCGATCCCGGCCGCACAAATTGAAACGATCACACAATTCTTGTCGGTGTTGATGAAGTACTCGCTGATAAGGTCACGGTTGATCTCGTTGAGCATGAAACCGAATTGACTCGCCAAACGCCTGTATTGAGAAACGGCCTCTCGCAAACCTCCTTCAGAGAAAATCTTCTTGTACGTCAATGTCAACGTGAGCATCATCTGGTCATTATCGTCTATGGCGTTCGGACAGAAACACTCCCTCAAGCTTTCGAACAAAGTCACAAGACCTCCGAGCGGCAATTCTTTCCTGGAATAAAACCTTATGAGCCTCTTGATAGGATCAATAATAGTGTTCGTCTTCGTCGATATGTAACCAGCAAAGTGCGAGACGCCGCGATACTCCACGGTCTGCGTGATCCTAGCCATCGATTTGAATCTACCCTTCTCGTTGACCTTACCGTCGGTTTCCTTGTTGTCGCCCTTTATCTTGAAGTATGCTGTGTCGTAATTCTCGACGATGTCAACAGCCTTCATCGCAACCTCAAGACAGTTTGAACCAATTGTAAAAGGATCACCAGAAGGTAGATTCATCTTGATCACTCCCTTGAGACAAGCCTCGCCTAAACTCTTGAATCGGACTTCTGATCTCATGGCTCTGTACAGGTCGACCCTCTCCTGCGGGCAACCGATCCAAGAAAGGAACATACACATCACTTCGTTCGTTGTCGCATTGTGGGACGTATCCTGTGCCTTGATGTCAAAACCGACGCAACCATCGATATTGTCGAACCCTTCCGATACCCTAAGAAGATCAGCATACTCAATTGCAGAAAGCCCTATATCGAACACAACGTTTCCTCTGGGACATAAAATGAGCACGTTGATGAGTGTTAGCATAAGAGAAGCCATCTCTGCATTGTACTGTGCCGACCCGGAC